CCCACATCTGCAGAGAAAAACGACACAACTCCTCAGCTGTGCACTTGAAACCAACGGCTGCCAGCCGATCTAGCTCTGAACTGTCGAATGACATGGCAGCACCGTTCTTCAAGTTAATCTCTGCAACAATCTCGGGCTCTGAAAATTCTGCGTCTGCACCGCAGGTACGCATCTGAAGATCCCGATCAACCATCGTCTTGACGTTCAACGCTTCGTAGTACCTCATGTACTTGGTTGATATCGTCGGGGACAATCCGGCAAACTCATACGCCCGTGACAACGCCGCTGCTCGCGATATCTGCTGACATCCAGCGCGGTCCTTGTCCTTAAAACACTTGATCATGGTAGGGCTGCATGAGACGCCGGCTCGAGCGAAGCACCGGTCAATCTCTGGCATGAACACGCCCGTTGGGCCGTCGTTGTCCAGAGCGTGGTAGTAACCGGTGAACAACCCTCGTTGCCCACGAATGAAGATCTTCATGTTGAATCCGAGACGTTCCCATCTCTGCAGCAAGGATATGTACAGCTCATCGTTCTCACCGATCTTGGGCGTGGTGGAAAGCATGCTGTCATCGCCTTCATATGCACTAGCGAACCACCTGTTAATCCCGGCATGATCCCGCCCGTACCTGACGTCTGGATCAAGGAATGTTTCAGGCATTTCGAATATGGCACAATGCCAACCAACGAAATTGGTCCACCAGTTGAGACACGACGTGCCTCGGTGCCCGCTCCTGCGGATGGCGTCGATTGTAAACTTCCTGAACTGCCCATTCTTCTTGAAAGTCAGCGTGAGTTGCCGCATGGCAGACACATCGCTGTGGGCATCAACCCAGCTACCAGGCTGCGACATCATCACCTTCAAGATGGTCGCAACGTGAATGATGACTGGGTTCTCGACGCAATCGCGAAGCTGGCTGCTGCATGTAGTGTCCCACGCTGAGCCATCTCCTTCGAAGACTGAAGCACCCGGTTGCTGCTCCATGCGGCTTCCCGGGCCCTTAGTCTTGGAATAGGCCGCTTTGGGCACACGTAATTCAGTCGCGACTCTTTCCATGGCGGCGCGCTTGCCGAGACCCTTAATAGTCTTCTTCGGCAAGTGTTTCTTAATCAAGTCCTCGATGCAACAGATCGTGAGAAGTGCAAGAACTTGTCCTTCATCACCATCTGCTATCAACATTCTCGGCGCCTTACCTTCGGGCATCGGTTCGAGCTTCACGTCGCATGACAGCTTGAAGGTTGGTTGTATTCGGCAACATAAACCTTCAACTGTTTTCGTGAGCCGGTCCTCTGTCCATTTGCCTGACCTCAGGTCAACGAAGATGCTTTTCTCCCACCATTGTGTGACTCGTCGGGTACTGAATAACGAACGACGAGGGTTGTCTGCAATGGCTTCGGCAACCAATCTCCCGATCAGTGCCTTGTCTTCCTTGTTCGCGGTGAACGGGCGTTGCTTCTTCGTGATCCTTTCGTCAATCGCTGACTGAATCGATGCAGGTTCTTTGGCATACACATTGGGATTGTCTGTGATTGGCAGAGACAAAACC